AAAAAAAAATCCCACGCTCTAATCCAGCGTAATATCGTAACAGCAGTCCACGCCGTAAGCATTCACCACCAGCACGTTCTGTTCCGGTTTATTTCGCAATCTCTTATCCATGCAGTAGCAGTCCGCGCCATCCACACAGCCACTTTCGTATACTTTCGTATCGTATACAGTCGTCAGGGCATTGGTGTGGCGGTGTCCCATCAGCACAATGTCAGGCTTATCACCTGTCATCATAGTCAAGGTCTGTACCACGCTGCCCGGTGTGTCTTTATCACCATGCACTGCATACACCAGTCGGCCGCGTACCATAAAGTCCGCAATCGTCTCGTCAATCGTATTCTGGTAGGTTTCTACATTGCCCAGTGCCGTACAGCGTGCGCCCACAATATAGGTCACAAGCTTGTCCAGGTATTCACCGTGCTGGTTATCCTCCTTGGCAGGGAACACCCGGCTATGATTGCCCGGCACACTATAAATGTATACATGTTCAAACATGCGGCTCAGTTCGGCCACAAACCAACTCACGGCTTCCCCGGCGCTGATCACCTGGTCCACCACATTCTCGTTGTTTTCCAGCCGGTTGTTCAGGTGGATCTCACCGTTTACCAGGTCGCCGCCCAGCACCAAAAAACAGTTCTGACCATTGTGGCGCTGCTGGATTACATACACCTTTTCCGCATAACGCTTCAGCCGGGCACGCAATACTTTCTGGTCAAAACTATTGTAAAGGTTCTCAATCTTGACTCCCGCATGCAGGTCGGTCAGGTGAACAATCAGGTCGGTCGTCAATGCTTCTGTACTAACTACCCCAATGTGTTCAAAAGTTTCCGGCTTATAAGCGCTGAACCGCCGTTCAATCAGCTCTCGCATACTCTCTCCACGGGCTTGTACCCGCATCAGGCGGCTCACTTCATTGCGCTCGTCCCGCAGCTTGACCTTTTCTTTCTCCAGCTCGCGGCGCTGCTCTTTAATCTCGCCCAAAATCTGCTGGGCGTCACTCAGGTTAGTTTCACTGGCGTGCGCCAGAATGTTGAACGCCTTCCAGTTCTTGCGGTATACGCACTCATCCTTGTCCTGGCCCAGCTCTTTATTGATCACATCCGCCACATCGTCCCAGGTGCCAATCTGGTCCTTGGCAGCACAAATGCGGTAGATGTATTCATTGTCAGTTTCCTTGGCAAGCTTGTGCAGTTCAAGCATTCACGTCACCCCGTGTATTCACAATTCCGGTGCGGCGCTTGTCACGCTCCATCTCAGCCAAAGCTTCCTGCGCAAAATAGTTGTTGGGCAAAGCCTGCAGCACATACGGCAGCTCGTCCACCATCGTCTTGTTCACGGTCGTAACCATATGCACACCGGGGAACTTCTTGCGCAACATTTTTGCTTCTTCCTTAGAAATAACAATCATCTTCAAAAATCTCCTTATAAAAAAATAATCTGAGAATAAAAGAACCCCCGGCCATAATGGTCAGGGGCACTCTACCCTCTATAATCATATATAGGGGGTTTTCAGCTTCAAGCGTTACAAGGTATTATTTTTGCTTCTGTAGCGGGTCACGCGGGCCAACGTCTTGGCGTTTTTCTCCAATTCCGCGCAGGTCTTGCAGTAGTGTGCCTTGGCATTCCACGCAATCTCTTCTCCGCACTTTTCGCAGTACCGGTTGTCAAACAGCCCAATCTCTGCGCACAATTTATCCATATCCAACCGGTTATTCTCTGCCGTCACATCCCAGCAGTAAACACCTTCGCTTTTGTGATCATAAAACGGATACTCATACAAACAGCCAATCCGCCCCGGACCCGGCTTGCAAATAATTCGGTTCAATATGCCGCACTTGTCACTCAGCACATCCAATTCCACCGGCGCTTCATAACCGTCCCACCAGTTCGCGCCATCAATATGTATCGCTGTCACATCTCGCCCAAAGCAAGAGCAGAACTGTTTGATCCTGTATCGGTTCATCAGATCCAGCGTGTCGCTACCATTCAGCCGGCACATAACAATCACGCCAAGCAAAACTTTCACCTGTCGCTGCGTCAGCCCATAAGTACGGATCGCCAGCCGGATGTAAGTCAGGTCGCTCTCATAAAGATAGATCTTGTCAACCTGCCGCAGTCCACACTTCTTCAGCTGTTTTTTCTTGTACTGCTGGATTAAGTCCAACCGGTCATACTGCCTTATGTACTTGGGGTCTGTATGGGCCAGCTGCATATCTGCACAAAAATCTGGCTCATACCCACTCTGCGCCAACAACCGCCGTAACAGTCGCGGGCTTTCATTGTAATCGTCAAAGTTATCCAGCAGCATCTTTTCATTGCAATAATAACTGTAATACATTACCCCTCTCCTCCTTCAATCGGTTCAATGTTTAGTTCGTTGCCAACCGGCACCAGGGCATAACGCTTACCCAGGTACTCGTATTCACCGTCATCGCACAGCTGCGGCAAGCAAATGTTCACCTGCTGGATGTTCTCCACAATGCCGGTGCCGGCCACCACCCACATAAACTTCTTGCTGCGGCGGGGGTATTTCTGGTAGCAAAGCATCACGGCAATGTTGGTCAGTTCTTTGGGGTCAAGGCAAATCTCTGCACACCGGGCACGGAACTTGTTGTAGTACAGCTGCCAGTCAACCTCAAAGTTGGCGGCAAACTCCTTTGTAACGCCCTCAGCCTCCAGCTCATCTTTGAACCGGTCAAAGTAACGGCAATGGTATTCAGTCTCTGCCAGCTCGGCTACCGTTTTATTAAACTCAAAGTAGATTTTTTCAATTGCATCAAAATGCTCCTGGCTAAATCCCACCTCCGCGTCAATCATAATTGTGTAATCAAACCCGTCACTCCTTTTGTGGCGCAGCCCGTCCGCCCACTTTTCAATAACCCAACACATCTTATTCATGTTGCTGTGGGCGCAGCTCAGGCGCTTCATCCGCTTATAGTACGGGCTTGCATACTTCATAAAATACGGCAAAGGTCTGCCATACTTGGCAATCTGCCGCGGCACCGGGTACAACACACCGGTTTTGGCGAAGTCAATAGCTTTACCGTTGGTTATGGAGAGCAGGTCAACATACCGGGCGTATGTTTCTTTCTGCTTCTCGGTTTTTGGTGTTTTGTTGTGGTAGCAGCTCGCGTAATTGGAAATCTCACCAATCAAACTCTTCAAGCTGCGCATAATGCACGCCGTGCGGTTCTGGATCGTGTCCTTCTCCGCCAGCGCAGTTACTTTATCTTCAATGTCAATTACAATTTTTGCGTTCCTGTCCACACCCTTCATCATCAAAGGGCTATCAAGAAGCAAACAAAGATCGCCATCGTACATACCTACGTTGTTTTTTCATAGGTATAGACTATATCTTCTACCGGTTTCCCGGCAGCGGTGCGCTCCAAACTGCGTGTCAATAGCAGCCTTACCCTGGTACACTCATCCCAGATAGTCGTTGCAGCCGTTTCCAGCCACAGGATTCTCCTGCCGTCTCTCAGGCAGGCATTCCCTGTTAGCAGCCCGTAAGGGCCACACCCCTGACGAGGGGTTCACACCGTTCCAAATGCTGTGTTACCACAGCCCCGGACCATCATTCGATCCGCGCCATTTAATCTCTGCGGGGTAATACTCTTGCAATTAACAATCAGTGTGTTCACCAACTGGCCGCAATATTTTTCCAGCAGCGGGTTGGTCACGCCCTTCAGGATCACATGCTCACTCTTGCAAATGTGCGGGTTGCGTTCAATCAGCCGTTCGCCAAGCGTTGTCCCTGTTCTGTCAAAGCTGTAAAACTCGTCCGCCTCCAGCGCCCCCTTTAAGGGTAGCCCGGCAATGTGTTCCATCAGCATGATCAGGTCAGGCACTAAGAACTTAAAGCTACCACGCAGCCACAACTTGCCGCACTTCATGTCGTCCTTATATTTTCCAAGCAGATTGGTTATGTACTTTCGCACCCCCTCCTCTTTCAGCATCTCCGGGTTCTTCAAAATCGCCGCGCAATAATTATTCAGCGGTTTGTGCCGGTCAGCCAGCATGCCCAAAAAGCAGTAGGTGTATACCGGGTCACCGTTCTCAATCTTTTCAACCCAATCAATGCTGTAATCTGCCAGATGCTCAAACTCGTCTACCGGCAAATCCAGGTCCTGCAAAATCTGGTAGTTGCCGCGGGTGTATAGCGGTTCTGTGTCAATATCAAACTGCCACTTTGCAATGCCAATGCAGTGCTTGTTCTTCTTGAACTGGTACCAGTATTCCTCCCAGTCCGCAATCGTGCCGGTCTTCTTAAAATACTTGTACCCCTTGTACATGCTCTCACACGCAATAATCTTGGGTTCAGCCCCTGGGCTGACATCGTGTTCCACGCCCCAAATGTCTTTGATGAATCGTACCCCGCGTTCTGCAAAAAACGTTTCATAATCCATCTGGTTCAGTACACCCTTAAAGTACGGCATCCGCCACACAACACTGGTCACAGGTGTTTCGCTGCCCAATCGCCGCTGTATCTCCTGCATAATCTTGGGGTGTGCAATCCCGCAGCCGTCAAAGGCATTTATCTCAATGTCGCGGGTAGTTTCTGCAATGTCTTTCTGCACCCACTCGCGGTCAGCCCCGGTCTTGCGGTCTTTGAACTGGATCTTGCGGTCATATACATATTTAATGTTCTGGTTTGGTATGGTCACAAAGCAGTCCGGCACTACCACAATGGTCGGATACCAGTTCTCAATGCAGTGGCAGCTGGAATACATCAGGCCGCGATAAGCGTAAAATTTCTGGTTTGTTCTTCTGCGTTCGCTAGGCGCAAAAGTTTCAGCTTGCAATTATATATCAAAGCCTCATTTCTCTATGTTTCCATAGATGCACTGACTATATCTTCATCCCGGTAGGATGCTCCCCATTCTCGGCGCTTTGCCTTACCCGCATTCGCGGTAGTCGATGAACGTTCCCCTGTTCGGAGCTTCGCTGCTGATTACCTAATCTTAGTAGTTTTCTAGCTCTCACACTTGCGCTTGTTTCATCACTGTGTTGTAGCCTACTAAGCTCTAAAGGCGTTCCAGCAATTAAAGGAGTTTGCTAACAACAATTACTTGTTATAGGAGCAATTTTAACAACTACTCAATACTGTTTCCTGGATCTGTATTCCCATCGTGATTCTCACGTCAAGGTCGTGGGCCAACCGCCTGTCCACAAAGCTCAAGATACCCTGCCGCACCATACTGGCGCTGCGTTCACTCAGCACAAACTCTTGCTTTCCAATCTTAAACCCGTGCTGGATCAACCGCTTCATGGCCGCTTTCTTGTTCTGGCCACCCACGCAATCCACAAATACAACAAACCGGTTGTACTCGTTGCTCTCGTATGTAAGCAGCCTGATCTGCCGGAACAGCATGTTATCACCCTGCTTTACATAAAAGCTCTCTTCCTCCTCCTGGCTGATCTGGATGTTATAGTCATGGTTGATAATGTAGGTCAGGTTCAACTTTCGCACAATATATAGTGGTGGTGCGAACATTACTCGTCCTCCTTGTTATTCGGGTCATCCTCTTTGTCTTCGGCTTTTTCCAGGTTGTAAATCTTTTCAATGCTAACCCGCCCGCTGTCAAACGCCTCACGGGAAAGTGCCGCCCACAGCAGCGCGTACAAAACCGGCAGCGCCACAAAAATTCCAACCGTGGCCATAGTGCCCAACATCTGCAACGCCAGCCGGATCACCACAATGCAGCTTCCAACTAGCACCATGGCCTTAAATCCCTGCCACAGGTCATGCAGAAAATTTGTCAGTATCAACAAAGTTTCAGCTTCTTTCTTGTTCAAAGTTTTATACCTCCAAAAAAATATTTTTATTGTTGGTTAAATCGCTGAATTAAAAAAGATACTAGAGATTAAATGTGGCTTGCTTTCATCTGGCACAACAATATTGGGGCCGTCATTATTCAATACTTTAATCTCCGGCGTTGTCATCTCTTCTGTCATCTCAGCACCTTCACCTTTTCCCTTTGACGGCTTACAGCTACCAACGGGATACCACCGGGAATGCTCTTTTCCTGGTTTTTTACGGTACCTGCCTTGTGCATTCCAGATGGCCTTAGCAGGGCCTTCTTCATCGCACAGCAGATTCAAAGCAACCATCATATCGGGTTTGCCTTTCACACCAATTCCTTCAGGAATCACTCCGTAACAAGGCGTAACCAACCCTAAACTATAAAGATCTTTAACTGCGTTTGTTAGCGTTCCAGTATGATAACGTAGTTCTGTGGCCACACCGCTTAAAACTCCCACCCACACAGGGAGTGTGCCTGAGCTTTCGTTGATGTAAGTTTTCTGCCACAATGTACGGCGGTAGTTAAAGTAAAGATACACCCTAAACAAGGTTTCCGCCCCACGCCCATCCGGGCATTCAGCCAGAACTAGCTTGCGCAAAACGTGGTACTCTTTACATCCAAGAAGAGCAAAACTAAACGTTCCATTTCCCGTCATAAACACATCTTTCATATCCGGGCAGAAACGGTATCGAAACAGCTCTGAAGGCTTACTAGGATCAAAATCCTCTGTATGCACTACTCCACCCTCTTCAAGATACTGTATCGCCTTAATCACTCGGTTGTGTTGTTCTCTTCTCTTCTTGCCAACCCCAAACGTGCCTGTTGTGTTTGTAATCTCAGCGATTGTAGCAATGGTCCAGATGTCTTCTTCATCCTCGTAAACTGGCACTGCCCGCATATAAAGCGCCAAATAAACGGGTAGGATTTCTTTTACATCTTTCAAAAAAATCAGATCAGCGGGCACCTGGATGTAAAAATCATTGATCCGATCCTCCTTAATAAACATTCTTACTTATCGCTCCTAATCATTAAAATCGCCCTGAAAATTGCGTGTCATTGCTTGCGTTAAAAAGCTCTGAGACCCTGTTTTTGAAGGGTTTATTCAGAAAACGGCCTAAAAATTGCGTGTCATTGATAGCACTAAGGTTCAAAACCACCCCCTAAAACTGCGTGAAAATAGGATGTAATTATAAATCTCTCGTTAATGTTATAAGCGGCTCGTTTCCCCGGCGTTTGTTCTTGTGTGGGCGCATGAGGTCGTTCTCTTGGTTGTTACTGCGTTCCGCTTTCGTAGTTGCGTAAAGGTTGTTATGGTGCAAAGGGTTTGGTTCAATCGCGTCCTTGGTTCTTTTCGTTCCTGGTTTTATACAATCGCCCAGGCCGTAACGTGTCACTTCAAAAATAGTCCCAGGTCATAGCGCTGTTCGTTTAGGTCAAGCCATTGGTGTATTCCTCTGGTTTTTTGACCCGCTGCAAACAACCGCTTTCTTGTCCAGTCCTGGCTGATCCGGCGCTGATAAAGCCACGCTCTTTCTTTTGCGTTAAATAGTTCTTCCAGGCTCATCTCCCAGCGCTTTTAACGCATCCTGCTGGTTTATGTATTGCGCATGTCGTATCTCCTTGTGTCGTGGCTCATAGCGCGTCCCTGCGCGTCTCAGGCCATGTTATACCGTGCGGTGTCGCAGTTTATGAATAGATCGCTGGTTCCGGCATTACTGGTTCCTTAAAACAACCAAGCCCAAAATCTCCCGGCCAATATTCGCCCTGCAACCATTTGTTCTGGTCCTGAATAATCTCGTCCAGGTTGTCAGGATCTTTCACCAGGTTCATTGGCATCAGCAGCGGCAGGTACCCGCCTTCGTCATCCATGATAATAAACAGGTTGGCTAGATCGTCCGCCGTTGCGCTTTGTAACTTTTCAAGTCTTGTCATATGCTTTATCTACCTCCTTAGCCCGCCGTACAGGCGTTTCCAGCTCGTATCTTAACTGGGCTGAATAATTTGTTTCTGCCATCAAAGGCTGATCATAGGGGCTTGCAGGGCCATGTCCACCAATGGGGTTAATTTTATCCATCGTTGTCCACACATCCCGCGCCAGCATCAGCTCAATCGTATCCATGACTTCATCCAGCGTTTTCTCGCCGCACAGGTGCGCACAAAGCAGCTTGCCAAGCTCCCAATGACTTTTATTCGGCATGTCCTTTATCACAGGACCCCTCCTTTGTTATCTCGCAGTCATGCAGCGTGCAGTAGTATAAATCTGGGCGTATAATGGAATGTACCACCTCGTCACAATCCTCACACCGCACATATTTTGTCATAGTGGGTGCCGCATCAATGGCTTCCAAAACCCGCTGTACACCATCCAGGTAAGCCTGCCATTCGGCCTCTGAATACTTCGGGTCGCGCTCAATGCAGTACGCCTCAAACTCCTCCGCATCAATCAGTCGTGCCATAAAAATTTTTTCACCTCATTTTTCGTTTTTATTGTTCATGAAGATTTTACATATGAACTTTTCGTAATATCTCTTGGCGATGTGTTGTGATGTTGTTGTTATCTTCCACGCGCCAAAAATCAATAGCGTACATACAATCCCCAACATCAACAGCAAAAGCGGTCCATATATGTAAATCATCAGTATAGCGTCCACTGTAGATTCCCACGCCTCGTTCATATGCTGCCTCCAGTACCCAGGTCCCGCATCATCTCGTCGGTCAGGTAGTACACCGTGCTGGTATACCGATCTTCGAACGATTCATTGTCGTATGTGGTGCGGTCGTAAAAGTCGGCCTTGTAGCTGTAATCTTCATCAGAATATTTTATGGTGACGTAATCTACATCCTCGGTTTCTTCTTTTACGGCCCCATCATCCTGTATCACGCCACAGTGCAGGTATGTGTCAGCGCCGCAAATGCCGCCATATCGGTTTGTATACGGCCGCGTTTCAAGGAATGCGTAGGAGATCTTGTGCGTGGTATATACAGTAGCTGTGTCTACAGCCTTTGGCGCTTTAGCTTCTAAGTAAAGGGCAAAGTGTACGGCGGCTCCAACAGCCAATACCGCAGTGGCTGCAGCGCAAGCGTAAGTTATGGCACTGGCAATTTTTAACTTTGACATAAAGTTTCTCCTTATTAGTTGCAGTCTAGGATCTCGAAACTGTCAAGTAGAGCACCGAACGAATTCTCCCAGTCCTTATAGTCTTCCTGTGTGACTTCTTTTACCGGGTTAAGCACAATCCAGTCGTGCAGCTGCCGCATCTCGTCAAGCAATAATTGCAGGTTACTGGCAGTCTCTTTCTTGCGGATTTCAAATTCTTCATTGGTCATTAGTGTATTCCTCCTAGATCTGGGAAGTATTTGCGGCGCTTTTCATAGTTAATACAGGTAATTTCGGCTTTATCACGCAACCCGCTTATATCGCAACGAACAAAAAACTTGCCATAGTTTTTGCAGTGTTTGCAGTATAAACATAAGCTGGACGTGTAGTCTTCAGGCCATTCTGTAAATAGCGTGCAATGGGCAGGTTGTTCTATCGGCTTCTCTTCTAGTTCGCAGACAATCCGGCTATCAGTCATAATCATCCGACAGTAACAGCAATTCTTGCATGTGGTTTTTTCTGCCTGTTCTTTAGCTGTCTCAGCTTTGCGTTCCTGCTGTACTCTCAGCCAGCCATAGGCGCACACACTAGCCAAAGCGCAAATCTTTATACCCGTATAAATTGTTTCAACCAGCATCGGCCATGTCCTCAGTATCGTCCGACATACCAATCAGTCCTTCGGCTTCCATCAGCAGCCGGAACGTCTCGCGTCCCTTGGGTGTGATCAGGGTCTGGGTTCCGGCATGCCCGTTGCCACGGTTCACAAACTCCTTGATATCAAATACCTGCAAATTTCCCATAAAAAATCTCCTTGTAAAAATATGGGTATCACTGTCCTTGACCCCATTATTCAAAATCAAGTTTGCCTACTGGTTTTCAGCTGCCCCGCCATAATTCAATCGTCATGCCGCGTCTCTTTTATTCCGGCAACGGCCGGTATTTATTCATATCGCAGTAACCGCTCATGGCGTTCATGTCGTGCAGCATCTCGCTTACTACCTCGTTCCGGTCAAGGCCATTGCGGTCTGCATAATCTACCATGTCTTCAAACATTACGGCGATTGTATGGGTGTAATCCTTAATGCGTTCCGTCTGTGGCTGTACGGAATATCTAAAGCATGTCTGTTCCATTGTTAAAAATCTCCAAAGTTATTATTCAAGAATGAGGATTGGTAGTAGCTGTAGCGCTCGGCTCCATATGGTCGCCAAAATAAAATTTATGTACGCCCTTGGCCCCTACCCAGTGGTCAAAACTTTCATCAAAGCTGTCACTATGTACTGCAGCCGGCACCTGAATAATACAGGGCACTTTCTGCGCCACCATATCGTCTTTGCACCAGCCGCTGTTGCAGGTCCCGCAGCAAGGTTCCAGTACCAGATCGTCAAACGGGAACATCATATCGCAGTAGCCTTTGATATATTCGTCATAGACTCGTTCTGCGTTATGTTCATACGGCGTATCGTTCCAGTCATCGCCCCACCATTCCGCCATGTCATCATCACCCAGGTAGAACCGTACCAGGTTGCCCTTGCGTTCAAAGTCGATAATTTTCATGCCTGAGTTTCCTCCTTGGCGGCTTCATGTTCAACCTCAAACATCTTGGTCATATCTGTCGGGAATTCATGTCTGCTGTACATAGCCGCCGTCCGCCGCACCAACTCGCACGGATCAGGATTATTTGCCCCAAACTCCGCGTTCAGCTCGTCTTGCGTCACCGGCCACTTAAAGCCAAAGTCTTTGCGCTTGATTTTGCACAGCGGCGCTCCTTCATGCCAGAACACGATGCCCTCCATGGCGGCCAACTCCAACCCGCGCCGGATTCCCTCAAAGCTTAGGTTTGGGATATCAATACTGATCGTGCCATGCCGCACCAGCACGTCCTTGTCCAGCCCGTAGGGATTCTTCTGGAAGTGCGGACCAATCGCCTCATAAGTTGCATTCGGCAGGGCATCCCAGCTGTTGTTTCGCGCCTCCACAAACCATTTGTCCGCGGGGTTATCTGCCGCCACTTTCACCCAGTGGGGCCAGTGGCCAGTTACCGGGTCTGGCTCGTCACACGGGATCGCGCCCTCTGGTACTGCTCTGTCCGGCTTGGCGTCAAAGCGCTTGTAGAATTCGCCGTTAATAATCGCGCAGCAGGCACCGTCAAGCTTCAATGTGGCAATGCTCTCATCCGTCAGCGCCGCCTCACAGCCCGGCGTAATCTCGTCACGGATTCCGGTAATCTTGTGGCCACTGAACTCGCGCTTATATAAGGTAGGGATTTTCTTCATTGGTAAAGACCTCCAAAATTTCGTTAATTATTTAAGTGTCAATCTTAATGTTGCGCATAACGACATCGGCAACAGGGTTGCCCGTCAATGCGCACAGGCAGGCGTAACGGCCAATCCATTCATCGAAGTCTACATTCTCGTTAAAGGTGATTTGCACATAGTTGGTAGAACAGCCATGACTTTTCGCCCATGTGTCCGGAGTGCCATTGTCGCATTCCAAGCAAACGCGCTGGTGGTCTGGATCTGATTCAATAAACCAAACCATGCTGACACCCTGCTCACATAGCGTGGCCATCATTTTCCGGGCGCTCAGTTTTGCGCTGCATGTCTCTGCCGTGCTCCAGCGGCTCGTCCGGCTGGCTTGGTACTCTGCGCACGCATCATCCACGGTCTTATGTGCTGCCTTTGGGTCGCTCACATCAATCGTCACACTGCGTAGCGTGGTTGGCTCTGGTGTAACAGCCGGTGCCCCACATTCCTCCGGCGTAATTAACGTGCAGCAGTTTGGGTCAAGTTTCAGCTCCCTGACCGCCAGCATACCGCTCGGCTGCAGCCACCGCCCATAGGGGATCTGATTGTCCACTACTTTGGTAATTATGAATGTATCGCCCTCGCAGGCCAAATATTGGTGTATGCCCGCCCGGTGTGTTTTGGTGATTCGTACTTTGTCGCCCGGTTTTACCAAACAATATCTAGCGGAGCTATTGATGGTGCCTGTGTTGTGATTTTCCATGAATTATTTGCCTCCTTCATTTGCGAAAACTTGTATTTAGTAAAAGTAAAAAAGTGGGTGCTTGCCAGGCACCCAAATTTAATGGGCATCGCTATATAGTAGCCAGCGGCGGCACCCCCAACACTGTATCTACTGCCATTGCCGTTGCATCAATCTGCTCCTGACTCAAGCCAATGTAGCGCATTGTAATGCTCTGGCTGCTGTGGTGGAACTTGTTTTGCAGCGTTTCCATCACCTGGCCAGCCGGCAGTCCGGCCTCTGTCATGGCGTGGTTTGCAGCATAGCCATAGGTTTTGCGCAGGCTGTGGGTACTAATATGCTCTTTAATGCCGCACTCTTTGGCCGCTTGGTTCAAGATCCGCCACACCTGGGTTTCGTCCAGCGGCTGCGGCACTCCCTTGGGGCTGCGCATACTCTGGAACAATGGCCAGCCTGGCTTCAGCACATTCATGGTTCGGCCCCGCATCTCTTCAATCAGGGCGGTAATCGCGCCTGCTGCCAGCGGGGTAATCAGGTCATTGGTACGCTTGCCGGTCTTTTCATTGATAATAATTACGCGGTGGCGCGGGCAGTTGTGCTCACAATCCCACACATCATCAACGGTAAGGCGTAAAAGATCGCCCACACGCAGGCCCAGTGTCACACCACATATAAATAAGGTATAGTTCCGCTGCCTGTTATACGGACGTCCCTGGGTGTGCAGGTAGGTGGCTATGGCGTTAAAGTCCTCGCGGCTGCGGATCGGCTCTGCCGGCGTTGGTTTTGCCACACCATTGGTTTTTACCAGGCTCAGTTTGGGCTGGGCATAGCGGGCGGCACGGGCTTTCTTACTGCGGCTCCGCTGGCGCGGCTGTGGTGTTTCGCGTACCAGCTTATAACCCATGGCGGATGCCAGCTGTTCCATCAGGGTGTTGTGGCCGTCAGCATCGGCGCTTGCCTGCATCATTGCCATCAGTAAGCTTGCAGCACCTTGTAGGTCCAGCCCACCTTTGGCCTCTGTGGCTTCCTGCATCGTAACAGTGCGCGGAATAAAGTGAGCTACGCTGTTTCTTTTTTTCATAGTGGGCTTCCCTCCTGTGTGGTGTGTCCTGCGGAGCTTTATCCTGCGGAGCTTTATCTTATGGTTCTATTATAGCACTGCTAATTACAAGAAGTCAACAGTGGCAAAAAATAAATTTCAGGAGAAAGCGTAACACAGGCTGCGCCTGGGGCATTTCAGGCTCCGCCTGTATGGGGCGAAAGAATACCCCCTGTCTGACGACAGCGGGACCCGATCTACCCCTTCTACCTGGCGACAGAAACCCAATCTACCCCTGTAGAACCGGATAGAACCAGCTATACAGTATAAATAGGTAGGAAAACGGCCAACAGGCGATCAGAGCGCCCTGTGATAGCCCTGTGGTGTTCGTTATTGGCCGGATCTGGTCTCAAAATGGATGGATCTGCCCCTGGTGAATACCCAAAGAGAGCGTTTTCGGGGATCAAAAAGCTCCGCCAGAGTCGTTCCGAGGCGTTTTCGAGCGGAAATAATGCGTTTTTTAGCGTTTTGGCGCTGTTTTTGCGTGTTTTAGTGGCCAAATTGTACGTTTTTATGGCGTTTTTGGGTAAAAAAATAAGGCCCCAAAGGAGCCTAGAAAGCGGATTGTTATGCGGTTTTCTCCGAGAAAGGGAACGATTAAGGAAACAGGGATTTAGAGGGAGGAAAGGAGGGGCTTGGAGAAAGGAGGAGAGGAGGTAGGGAGGTGGAAGAAGGAGAAGTGGCGTAGGTACGCTGGTTTGTGTTTTGAGAGCCGGGAGTGAGAGGGGATAACTGACCCATTTTCCACGCTTTTACGTCATTTTTTCTTTTTAACATACCCCCCTATGCAAACTATTGAAGGTGGTTTGCAAGTAGCAGATTTTTAGCGGTATACCGTCAAATTTTACCCTATACAGCCCTATATTTAGTACGCCTTGCTGGCTTTACACACCACATTTTGCGGATTTGTACCTTTATATACGCATAAAGCGCCCCGTGGGCACCCTTGCAAAAATCAGGTCAAAATTCTACTGTGGTATTATGTGATTGTCGAAAGCGACACGGACAAAACCCGCTAGCGCGGTGTTCATAATCGCCCACGACACAGCACCTAGACAACTGAACAAATACACGCGCTTTTGTTAGTGGGCACCCTTGCATGTTGTCTACCGTTCCGGCGGTATAGCAAGGGCTGAATCAAGAGAATCAAGCGGCCATTGACAAAAAGCCAAAGTTGTAAACTTGTGCAATCCATGCGCAAAAAGTGTTCCTAGTAGAAACCCGGTCAGTACCAAAAGTGCGGCAGGGATAGGGTATAGCTGTACCCTTTAGACACTGTAAGAACGTGGGTTAGCACCATATGAGAGAACACAAGTTTTTCAGCCGGAAAAGTGTGCAAATGTTTAGTAAGAGGGTGTCAAAAGCTTGAAGTGTACCCTAACAGTACAATTCAAGAGAAGTATCTTGATAACTGAATAATATGCTAGAAATACGTTTTTCTAGGTACCCGGAAGCAAATCGAGCCTATGTAAGGGCGTTTGTAGGAACGCGCCGCACTTGTGGTTGAAGGATTAGGTGAGACTGAATAACCGGTTCAACAAAGCACTAACAGTCACAGTTAGAAAAAAATGTGGCCGCCCTGCATTCTGCGGGGATAGTCTCCAGAAACTACCGCTATTCGGGTTAGCGGCAAGTCAGGAAAATGCACGGATATAAAGTCGTCCCCCAAACGGCGGAAGTTCCGGCTGGTAGTCTGATTAAAGTTGCGTGCGTATACGCTGACTACACTTTGTAAACTTTACAAATATCAACCTTGGAACGTTAAAAAGCAATAGGCTAGTCAAGGTTTGATAGCAAATACATAACCCCAGCACAGCCCAGCGGGTCACTGCTTCTTGGCCCGCCCCCACTGCCCGAAAGGGTAGAAAAAAGCCGCCCTTGTAGTACCCAGGCGGCAGAAAAGGGGGTCTTGCCAATGTACACCGACTTTGGCTACATAGGTTCTGACGGTGTTGAGTATGCAACACTTGACGAAGCCATAGAAGCCGGAGCCGCATAGGCAAGCGGGGTGTCACTGTTTATACGGCGGCACCCCGTCCTTTTATTTGTAGTTTACCACAGAGCTTACCACTCTGTCAATATTTTATCGCCGAAAGGCAAGAAAGGAAGTATCTTATGTTCACTTCTACCGCTACTGCTATCGTTACCGCCGCCCGTTCTGTCAACACTAACCGCACTCGTGGGGATGATGACAAGAAGTTTGCAACCAACGTTGCCCGCTTCAAGGCCGTCAAGAACGGTACTATCGAAAAGGGCAAAATGCCCGACCCCGACAAGCGTGAGTGGGCACTTTCCCAGGAAGATTGGAACGACCTCTGTGACGCTGAATCCGCCGTCTACCTGTCTGCCAAGGGTCTGAATACCTGCAAGCCGGAAGACCTCGACCAGCGCAAGAAGTTTTTGGCCGATGACCTGACCCGTCTTCTTCGTCTGTGTGACCCCGATTTGCGTGTTGGCTCTACCCAGGCCGGTATGCACTTCTTTGAGAATATCCGCGCTTTCGCTGTCAAGAACGATGTTTTCAACGATGGCAAAGCGTACCATGTCAACGTTGCTTTGAATGCTTTCATCAAGAAGCTTGAACTTGAATTGGCGGTCGTTTTGAACGGCACCACCTTTGCCCCCGACTGGGAGCGCGACTACCAGAAGGCTATGTCCACCCTGCCCAAGCGTATCCGCAAGGCCAAGAAAGCCCTGGCCGACCGTGAAAAAGACTTGGAAACTGCCAAGAAGGAACTTGATTTTATTCAGAAAACCATTGGCAAGGTGGCCGCCAAGAACCACACCAAAGAGATGGACGAACAGGTGGCCGCCGCGACCAAGAAGGTCATGAACATTGAAGGCCAGATTGAATCTATCAAAGCCGCCATCACTGACCTGGAAGAAAAGCATGGCAAGGCTATTGAAGAACATTCTGCCAAGCTGGAAGAAGAGCGCCAGAAGGCCGCTGGCGTCACTGCCCCCACCATTAAAGGCTAAACCGCCGCTATGCCCGGAGTTGGTAGGCCGGGGGAAGAAAGCATCCTACCACCAAATCCAAACCATAAAACGAAAGGAAGCCCCATCATGAAAAAGCTAACAAAACTCCTTGCCCGCTTCACCCTGTTCAGCGCCGCCGAGTGCGCCATTCTCTTTGGCCTTCCCGCCCTGGCCACTCGCCACCCCTTCATTCTGTTGGCCGTTTCCCTGTCCGTTTTGATTCTGACCGTGTATGCCATTCACAAACCGGCAGCCAAACCCAAAGCGGCAAA